TGTTCGGCGGTTGGGGTGTTTGGGGGGTCGGGCTTGGTGCGTGTTTGGTCTTGGCTGGCTTGTGCTACTTTGGGTTGTCTCGCCATGCCATGTCATGGTCCCCCCTATTGTTCTGGTCGAACTGTCCCGGTTTGTTACATGATTGTCTCCGTGTTGTAACACATCTGTAATGTGGGACAGGGCGGGTAGTTGTTTAGGAGGTGTCTGTGCCTGCAAACGGTGGTGGCAAGGGTTGGTCTTGGGATGAGGAACTTGGCGAGTCTGTCATGCCGCCCAAGTGGCAGGCCCTACTTGAATGGTTTCTAAAGGGACCCGATAGGGTTCCTACGCTTCAGTATGAGTGGGCTGCTGAGCATGGGTTGCATGAGGATTCGATTCGTCGGATTAAGCGTGATCCGCGGTTTGCGCGGGAGTGGGATCGTCGTGCGGCTGAGTTGAATGTGCATCCTGAGCGTACTCAGGGTGTGATTGATTCTTTGCATGCTGCTGCGGTTGGTGGGTCTGTGCAGGCTGCGTCTTTGTATTTGCAGTATGTTGAGAAGTTTACGCCGAAGCGGCGTGTTGTTGTTGATGAGGGTGAGGTTTCGGGGTTGTCTGATGGTGAGTTGGCTGATGAGTTGGAGGCTCAGGTGCGGCATTTGAGGGTGGTTGACGGCGATGGCTAGGTCTGTTTCGATGTGGGGTCCTAATGCTCAGGGGGTTCGTTCTCGCCCTGATCGGTCCGTGTTGATGGAGCGTCCGTTGCAGAATGCTTCGACGGATACACGTTTGAGGGATCTGTTGGGTGGCCCCGCTTCGGTTGACTGGGAGAACATACCGCGGATTAGACCTGAAACTGGCCCCGGTTCGGTTGACTGGGATAATATACCCCCCGTGGATACGCGCCCGCAGCAAATGGGCGGTGTTTTCCATTGGGGTGGTTACGGCAACCCTCCTGCTTTGTGGCAGACGGGGCCTGACGGGCGCGGTTTTTGGGGCCTTACGTCTGACCTTGAGAGTCGAAGGTTTTTGGAGGCTGCTGCGGAGCAGGCTCGCAGGGAGGGAAAAGATGTGCCTCCCGATCCTGAGGCCGGGTCGGCTGAAGAGGGAAACTGGGTGACGAAGATTTATGACTACCTTGGCCGCACTCCGCGCTATATATCGCTTCCTGACGAGGGTGGTATCACGGATGATGTGCCTGAACCTGCGGACGGTGACGCTGTTGAGCATGTCCCCGATCCTGTGCCTGAGCCGCCGCCTGAGCCTGATGATGGACGGCGGATCCTGTTTCAGGGGTTGCAGGCGTCTTCGCAGCGTGTGAACCCGCAACAGGAAGTGTTTCCGGGTATGGGTGGTTGGCAGGAGCAGTTGGCGGAGGCGCGGCAGAAGTTGAAAGAGGCCAAACAGCGTGAGGCCGAACGGACGGCGGCGCGGCGTATCGGTCGGCCGATTCCCAAGGGTCCTCCGATTCCCGGCAACCAGAACCCTGAGTCTGGGGCTGCCAGCCGGTTTGCTCCCAGTGGACAGTTGCCTGTTGACCCGACAGCGTTCAGGGCACCACAGGGACAGACCGTCGATTGGTTCAACAATCTGTCAACCGAGCAGAAGGTTGGCATGGCGTTGATGTTGATGTCGGGTGGCATGGCTGCTGGTGGCGGTGCTGCTGCTGCTGGTGGTGGTGCCGCCTTGCGTGGCGGGGCGGCGCTGCTGCCCCTTATTCTAAACCAGTAGGGAGTTGAGGCGCCTCATGGACTGTGTGGTGCCGTGGCTGGTCGATGACATACAGGCTACACCCTGTAAAACGGGTAAGAAAATGCGGCGCACACCTTGTTGTTGCGGCAAGTACACGTTTCCTACGTTTGAGTTGGAGACTGCGGATTGGTCATGGTCGCCGATCACCGATGACGGCGGTGTGCATGGGCGGGACAAATGCTTGGTGGGCAAGGACCGCCCGTTCTGCGACCACGACAATTGCGTGTGTTGGGAAGGTGTTACACTGCGTCACGGCCCGTGCAGTCTGCTAGATGACTCGTCTGACTGAACTTCAACAGGAAGCCGAATGGCGGCACTGTGTTGACGACGAGCGCCACTTTTTGAGAAACTACTGGCATATAGCGCATCCGGCCCATGGCCGTATCCTGTTTGACCTGCGTGCTGCCCAGTCGAATGCGTTGACGCATTGGGATGAGCACCGGTATTCCCTGACTTTGAAGGCCCGTCAGATCGGTTGGACCACGTTGGTGGCTGCCCACCAGTTCTGGTTGGCGTTTTTCAAACCGGATCAGAACATTATTGACCTGTCGCGCACCGAACGCGAGTCGGTGCTGTTGTTGAGGAAGTCCAAGTATGGTTTTCAACACATGCCGGATTGGATGCTGGAACGTGGCCCGCAGACGCTGGTTGAACATCAGCAGAGGATGGCGTTTAGCAATGGCAGCCAGATTACTTCGATGCCTTCGGCATCTGATCCCGCTAGAGGTGAGTCGGCTTCGCTGGTTGTGGTTGACGAATGGGCGTTCCTTCCGAACCCTGAGGAGGCGTGGGCTTCTATAGAGCCGGTGGCGGATGTGGGGGGTCGCATTATTGGTTTGAGTACCGCTAACGGATCGGGGAACTTTTTCCATGAGTTGTGGGTTGGGTCGCAGACTGGGACCAACAGGTTTGCACCCATGTTTTTTCCGTGGTCTGCTTCGGAGGACCGTGACGAGTCTTGGTATGAGTCGAAAAAGGAGTCGATGCTGTCGTGGCAGTTGGCTCAGGAGTATCCGACGACGCCTGAGGAAGCGTTTATCAAGTCTGGTAATCCGGTATTTGATCTGGATGTTCTGGAAGACATGGAAACAAATGTTGAAGAGGGGCAGGGCGGTTATTTATGGCAGCCATATACCCGAGTAGTGGAATGGCGAAAAGATGTTCACAGTTTGGCGTGAACCCGTTGGTGGACACCCCTACTGTATTGGGGTTGACACGGCGGAGGGGCTTGCACACGGGGACTATTCGTGCGCGCAGGTGTTGGACGTGCGAACGGGCGAGCAAGTTGCTGTGTGGCACGGACACATTCCCCCCGACACATTGGCCAACGAGGTTTACATGCTCGCTTTGTGGTACAATGATGCCCTGACGTGTGTTGAGTCGAACAATCATGGTTTGACGACGATTGTGCAGTTGCGGCATTTGGGGCATCCGAACCTGTTTCGGAAGCGTTCGTTGAATCAGGTGACTTCCAAGGTGTCTCAGGAGTTTGGGTGGAAGACGACTCGCACTACGAAGCCGTTGCTGATTGACGATTTGGGGATGGCGTTGCGGGGCGGCGAGTTGCTGCTTCGCGACAGGTACACGTTGGCGGAGTTGCGCACGTATACCCGTAATGAGCGGGGTTCTATGAGTGGTTCTCCGCACGATGACCGTGTTATGGCGTTGGCTTTGGCCAATCAGATGCGCCAGTACGCTTTTATGCCCGAGTTTGCGCCAAAAGTGGACGATTATTGGACCGTGGACTGGTTTGCCCGCATGGTTATGCGAGATGCCGATGTGTCCAATCCGATGCAAATAGGGGCCAAAACGGTGCGTGGGACAGTCTAGCCTTCCCTATTAGAGACTCTATTGGAGGTTTTTGCCTTGGCAGTACGTAACTTTGTGTCACATACCAGTGGTACGGAAACAATTGATGGCCCGAAGGGCCAGAACAACAAGATGAAGCGTGGCGGCTCCGTGTCGGCCAACCCGATTTGGGAACCGGCGACTCCCAGTTCACCCAAGCAGCGGTTTGATTCACCCAAGGTGAACAACCAGACTGGTGGCTACGGTGAGAACTCGCCGCGGACCACTCCGTTCAACCAGCATGGTCCCACGGGTTCTATTGAGCCTGCCAGCCCGCAGCCAAACCTGAAGGGCCATAACGCTGCACCACATACCAAGCGCCCGTAACTGTGGCGATCCTCCACCCGGAGGCGTCCTACGAGGAGTTCCACGACTATGTGGTGGAGCGGCGTGGGGCGTTGTCCTGCGCCGAGATAGATGACCTATGGGAACGCCGTCGAAGGCTTCTTGGCATCGGGTTCGTAACTGGGCGGGGTTACCGATCTCTGTTGCCTCCAGACGAGCAGCACTTGTCGCGCGAGGAGCGCGGGCGGAAGACGCAGCAAGAGGCGTTGGCCCAAGGTCGAAGCATCGAACGTCTGCCAGATAAGGCGACGTTCTGATGGCTCGCAAAACCAAGGCCGACAAGTACGAGATTGTCAAACGTCGGTTAGACGCGTCCGCTCGTTGGCGTGACGAAATGGGGTACGACAGCCTGTGGCGTCGTATGGCCGATTTGTACCGTGGTAAGCATTGGCCGCAAACGTCGGTCAGTTCCGAGGATTTGATTGCCGTCAATCTGGCCTTTAGCACGATCAATGTGATAGCGCCGTCTGTTTCGGTGAACCACCCCAAGATTGTGGTAACTCCCAACCAGCCGGAGGATCAGGACCGTGCGGCTTTCGTTGAGGCTGTGGTCAACCATTTGTGGAAGCACCACGATTTTCGTAAGCCGTTTCGCCGCGCTGTCAAGGATTTTCTGATTTTCGGCCATAGTTGGGTGAAGGTTGGTTGGAAGTTTTTGGAGCAGGAGCGCCGTCTGGGGGAAACGGAGCGGGAAGACTTGTACAACGAGGCTTTGGACGAGGCTGACCGGTTTGCCATGGAGGCACCGGAGTTGGCGGGTGGTTTGCCGACTGATGACGAGATGGCTGCGAACATTCCACAGACTGCGATGATGGTTGTGGAGGATCAGCCGTTTGTTGAGCGGATCAGCCCGTTTGACGTGTTTGTGGACCCTGAGGCGACCTGTTTGGAGGATGCCAAGTGGATTGCTCAGCGCATTATCCGCCCGTTGGAGGAGGCTAAGGCTGACGGGCGTTACAAGGCGTCGGCCAGAAGGTCGTTGTCTGCGGATTCGATGGTGTCTCCGACATATTCGGTGACATCGCGGCAGGAGCAGGAAGAGTACCTGATAAACGAGGAGCGGTGCGTCGTCTTTGAGTATTACGATGTGGCTGCTAACACATTGTGTGTGACTCCACAGTCTGGCGACCAGTTTCTGATTGATCCGACTCCGATGCCGTATGCGTATGGTCAACCGTTTGTGATGATGCGCAACTACGACATCCCCGACTATTTCTACCCGATGGGTGATTTGGAGGCGTTGGAGTCTCTACAGCAGGAGTTGGACAAGACCCGTTCGCAGATGATGAATGCACGCAAACGGTACGCCCGCAAGTATTTGTACCATGAGCGGTCGTTTGGCCCTGAGGGCCGTGAGGCCCTTGAGTCTGATCAGGATGGCCGGTTGGTGCCGGTGGTGGACGAGAATAAGCCGTTGTCGGAAACGGTGGTTCCGATGCCGCAAACCCCGTTGTCTCCTGAGGTGTACAACATGTCGGAGATCGTGGAGGCCGACATCAACACGGTTTCGGGTGTTTCGGAGTATGCGCGTGGTCAGATGCCTGAAATCAGGCGCACTGCTACGGAGGCGTCGATTATTGCGGATGCCGGGAACGCTAGGGCTGCTGACAAGTTGGCGACCGTGGAAATCGGTATCGGCCAGATTGCCCGTCGGGTCATCCAGTTGATGCAACAGTTTATGACGGGGGAGCAGATGGCGCAGGTGTCCAACCGGGGGGCGAGCCTGTTTGTGCCGTACACGCGTGATGATGTTACGGGGGAGTACGATTTCAGTGTTGAGGCCGGTTCCACGCAGCCGATCAATGACACTATACGCAAACAGCAGGCTGTGTCCCTGTTGAATGCGTTGGCCCCGTTGGTGGGTACGGTTATTGACCCGTCGGCGTTGGCGAAACATGTTTTGACCAACGGGTTTGGAATCAAGGACCCCGACAAGTTTATGATGCAGCAGCCACCGCAGGTCCCGGCACCGAATGGTCAGGACCCCGGTCAAGGTCAGGGCGCGGGTCCCGGTATGCCACAGATGCCGCCGGGGATGCCCGTAACGCCCGGTCCGCAACCGGAAGGTGTGTTCGCCCCCAGTGGCGGCATTCCTCCCGAGTTGCTGGCCCAGATTCAGGGACAGATGGACATAGACCTTCCGTTCTTGTAGCAAATGGGACACTCGTCCCGTATTCATAGGAGCAACCCTTAGGACTCCGAGGAGACAATAGAATAATGGCAGAAGATGTTGAGGGAACCGTTATGACGGACAACCCGGATTCTTCAGTTGAAGTTCAACAGGAACCTGTTGGTGAGCAGTACACCGTGAAGGTGGATGGCTCTGAGGAACAGGTCAGTCTGGACGAACTTCGGGACGGATACCAGCGACAGTCGGATTACACCCGTAAGACGCAGGAGTTGGCATCCGAACGCAGTCGGTTACAGCAGGCAGAGGCAATAGTGCAGTCGTTGGAGGCAGATCCGGCGGGGACACTAGAGGCTCTGGGTGATGCTTTCGGTGTTGACAGGGCAGCCGCCCAACCTACGGTGGAGTTAGATCCGTGGGATGAAGGGCCGGACCCTAGTGAGCAGCGGATAGCGAACTTGGAGGCACGCCTAGCGCAACAGGACCGGGTGCAGCGACGACAACAAGTAGAGAAGCAGGTAGAACACCTTAAGGGTTCGTACGGGGAGTTCGACGCTACTGAACTGTACCAACACGCGTTGAAGCACAAGATAGGCAACTTAGAGGCGGCGCTGACACATATGCGCTACAACGAGGTTGCCACAAAGGCCAACAAGTTGGAGCAGGAGCAGGAGCGTACCGAAGCGAAACGGGACGCCGCTGTTGTGGAGCCTTCTGGTTCCAAGCAGGCGGGGTCTTCGTCAGCGCCGGTGGAACAGCCCTCTTCGATCCGAGAGGCGTTTATGGACGCCAAGCGTTCCCTGTCTTCATAGACAACAGAGAGAGGTAACAGATAATGGCTGGTAACAGCAGTTTTGACGAGATTCTGTCTACCACCCTGAAGAACTACGTCCCCAAGTTGACTGACAACATTTTCAGCGCAAGACCATTGTTTTATGCGTTGACGAACGGTCAGACGATTCGGCGTATTTCAGGTGGTGCGAAGATCGTCGTCCCGATTATTTACGGGACAAACAGTACGGCTGGTTCGTACAGTGGAACCGACACTATTTCCGTGACGGCTCAGACAGGCATTTCTGCTGCTGAGTATTCGTGGGGTCAGTATGCGGCCACGGTTACGATCAGCGGCATTGAGGAAGCCAAGAACAACGGCGAAGCCGCGATCATCGACCTGCTGGAAGGCAAGATCTTCCAGACGCAGGAAACGGTGATTGAGAACATGAACACCATGTTCTGGGCTGATGGCACAGGTAACAGCAACAAGGACTGGAACGGTCTAGACTTGATTGTTACAAAGCCAAATACCACTCTTGGTGGGATTGACCCGACTGGTTCGGGCAACTCGTTCTGGGCGTCAACTGAGACAAACCAAGGTGGTGCTCTTACCACCGCTGGCATGGCGACCCTGTACAACGACGTTTCGGTTGGCAATGACCAGCCGACCATCATCATCACCACGCAGGCTTTGTACGAGAAGTACGAGGACCTTCTGGATGATCAGATTCGGTACACAGATACCGATGTGGCCGATGGCGGGTTCCAGAACCTGCTGTTCAAGGGCGCACCCGTCACCTTTGACGGGGCTTGCACCAGTGGCGAGATGATGTTCCTCAACACCAAATACCTACAACTGGTGGCTCACAGCGATGTCTGGTTCAAGCCGACACCGTTCGTGCGTCCCACTAATCAGGATGCTGTGTTCTCACAGTTGCTTTGTTACGGACAGTTGACGTGCAGCAACCGCGCACGACAGGGTTATCTGTTCGGGGCTACCTGATAGATGGTTCGTTGCCACGGGAGGCATCATGGCACGGGGTTTCGCATACGCATACAAGAAGGGCCAGCGCCCCGCAAATGAACCTGCGGGAAACCATAAGACGCTGAAACCCGAAGGTCACGCCGTCGGGCCTGACCGTCGTATACATCGTGTGAACCCCACCCCCACCTATGATGTTCCCGTGGCAACACCTTCTGTGTGTGTTGCCACCACGAAAGCCGGGGACCCCTGCAAGGGGCATCCGGTTGGTGATACCGATTCCTGCGTCTTTCACACGGCGTAGGGCCGCGTTATGCAACTAAGCGACATGCGTACCCACATACGCAGCGTGGTTGATATTACGTCGAACGACATTGCCGATACGACAATGAACTGGTTTATCCGTGAAGGGTACGATGCGATTGTCTATTCGGAGAAGCGTTGGCCGTTCTACGAGGCAACTACAACCTTTGACACGGTTGCGTCCACGAAGGACTATTCGTTGTCCGATGTTGAAACAAACCTGTCGGTAACACATGACGGTGTGACGTTCTCTGGGGCATCTGCACCAAAGAATGTAGGAATGCGGGACATAGCGGCGTTGAAGACCGACAACCACGTGTTGGAGTTCATCGGCTACGACGACGCTGACGTGATCTATCCGTTGGATTCAAACACGACCGGTGAGCCGTGGTATTGGACGTTCTGGAATGACACGGTGCGCCTGTATCCCACGCCGTCGTCTGCTACCACTGTTTATGTTCGCGGATACCGCAACGCCGTGGAGTTCGGTGGGAACACGGCGGTCTACCGTACGGCTATTGCCGATGCTGACACACCTGATTTGCCCGACCCGTTCGACAACGTGCTGTCACTGTACGGTCTTTACCGGGCGTACCAGCAGCAGGAAGATCCGGGGCTGGCAAACCAGTATTTTACGTTGTTTACCGCAGAGTTGGACAATCTGCGGGCGCGGTACGAAGATTTTCCCTCTCCGCAGCCTGTGGTGTTGAACTCGCGGCGGGTGTCGCGTTGGCAGTCACAGATGATCCTGCCCGCCCGTCTGCGCTATTCTTGGGAGTAGCCAGTGCCGTTACAGATGTCTCCGCCGAAGGTTTCGGCCACCGACCAGCCCTACCGTTACGACGAGAAGTCGGACTTCAAGGGTGGTTTGAACCTGCGCGCCGACCAGTTCAACATTGCGGAGAATGAATCCCCTGCGTTGTTGAACGTAGACGTGGACCCGCGTGGCGGGGTGCGCCGCCGGGATGCTGTAACCAAGGTCAATAGTACAGCGTTGGACGACGACATCGTAAGCCTGATAAGCCACTACGAAGAGGGGCAGAATCAGGTTTTGGCTGCCGTGGCTACTGCCACGGAAACAAAGTTGCTGTGGAACGACGACGTGACGGGGGACTTTGATGGAACCGTGTCGTATGGCGGCACTGACGTGCAGTTCGACACGACGCAGCCGCCACGGGGGGTCACATTCAACGGTTACACGTACATTGTCAACGGGAAGTTTCTGACCAGCACGGGGCACACCACGTATTCTGTGGTGCGGTGGAGTGGCGCTGATGGTTCCACCGCTTTGGCGACACCCGACATTGACGGATCTGACGGACATTTCCCCAACGCCCGGTATACGACCACATGGGCCGAATACATTTGGGTCGCCTACACGTTGGAGTCAGGCACCACTCACAAGAACCGGGTGCGCTGGTCGAAGGTCAACGACGCAGAGAACTGGACAGCCGCCGACTACATCGACATCGACATCGGGGAGGATGGCGACCACATAACGGCCATTATTCCCGACGCTGACCGGTTGCTGGTCTTCAAGGAGAACAGCATCTACGCGATCTACGGGTTCAGCAGCGACTCGTTTGAGGTCAGGAACATTACACGCACGGCGGGATGCCGGGACGGTAGCCAACCAGTGGCAGCCACGGCAGGTATCTTCTTCTGGTACGCAGAGGAAGGCATCTATCTGCTGTCCTATGATGCGTTGGCTTGGGCGTTTGAACGAATCAAACCAGCCATGACCTATGACGTGGGGCAACCTGCGTTGACATTGGGTACCGCCCCGTCACTCATGTGGTTTGATGAACGGCTATGGGTGTCGGTGGACTACCAGTCCGACGACAATGTTTCCGGGTCCAACCAGAACAACCGCCGCAATGTGTTCGTATGGGACCCGTCGTTGACGGAAACGGGGGCGTGGATGCGCCACGACATAAACGCACGTTCTCTGCTGGCGTACCGGCCTACCGGCGACACCCACCTTGGGATCGCTGCTACGTCTGTAATCACCGATGTTGCAGAGTTCAACAGGATCTCCAAGTTGGATCAGAACGCCGACGTGGACGACTACGGGGCTGGTTCAGCGGACGAAATCGTTTCCTACTATCAGACTGGTTGGTTTATCGGGAACCGTCCCACATTCCCGAAACGGTGGGGGAAAACCCGGACAGTGCTGTTGGCGGACAACAATCTGCGAATCTACATGTACATCTACAAGGACTACGACTTGAGTGGGTGGGTGAGTCCGTCTTATTACAAGGATATTACGGGGATGGATTCCCCGGCGACATGGGATACGGACCCGTCGGGGTCTGGTGACGGCGTGTGGGACACGTCCGAATGGCAGGCGGCGGGCACTTCTGACCGCTATTTGTTTGCCCGGTGGCCGACAGTTGGGACAGCACAGGCTATTAGTTTAAGGTTTAAGGTTTCTCCCTCTGTCTCCAAGCGGGGCAAGTGGGGGGTTACTTCGATCATCGGAATGTACAGGACGCGGAGGTTGCGGTAGTGGCTGCTTTGGCCAAAACGTATTCGTTCACTGCTGGGACGGCGATTGTCGCAGCGGAGGTCAACGAAAACTTTGACGATGTGGTTGATTGGGCTACGGGTACGCCCACGTTGTCCACGTCGGGGTCTGCTACGACTGTCAGCGGCACGTTGGCGGTTACCGAACAGGCCACGTTCAGCGATCAGGTGTACCTGAACGGCAGTACGCAACGGATCTGCTATGAGGGTTCCACGGCTGACGCATACGAAACATTTATTGCTGCTACGGATGCTACGGCGGACAGGACGATCACGTTTCCCGACGCTGGCGGTACGGTGGCGTTGGTGGACAACGCTAGCAGCATTATCTCAAACTCAGTATTCAACTAAGGAAAGACAAACATGGCAACATACTCAAAGATCCTGCTGTCAGACAGCACCAGCGGGAAGAATATCTCCGTAACCGGTGCCAGCACGGGTGCAGCGGTGGACATTCACGACGCTGTGGCCGGTGCGTCCGACATAGACGAAGTGTGGCTATTCGCCTGCAACACGTCTGCCGCTGACGTGGTACTCACTATAGAGTACGGTGGCACCACCGATCAGGACGACTACATTGAAACGACCCTGACTGCTGATGGCGGCATGACACTGGTGGTGCCGGGTTTGCTGTTGAACGGTGGTTTAACCATCAAGGCGTGGGCTGCTAGTGCCAACGTCGTCAACATCAACGGTTACGTCAACCGGATCACAGCCTGATGGGTGCTATACGTTTTTGGGGTGGGCAGCCAGTTTCCAACTGGCGTGGTAGCGGGGGCATCGCTTGGTCGGGTTCGACTGCAAACGGACTCGCCACCTACGGCGACGCTTCTACCATTGTCGCCGAGTCCACAGCCACCTACGACGGAACCACGCTGGAACTCACCACTGCGGGCGGCGGCCTGAAACTGGACGGCCTCGACTCGTCGGATGCCAACACGCTGGATGACTACGAGGAAGGCTATTTTACGGCCGCTGCGACGGTCGCCTCAGGGACGCTCACAGTCAACACGGCCGTGGATCGGCTCAAATATACGAAGATCGGTCAGGTGGTTCACATCTTCGGCCTGATTGCAGGGTTCTCCACCGCCACCACTCCCTCCGGGGCGTTCTACATCACCGGCCTGCCGTTCACGAACACCAACACGCAGGATGAGCACGAAGGGGACTGCCGGGCGTTCGGTATGGGAACGGTCTTCAACACCACCAGCGACGTAGACCCCGGCACGCCCATCGGCTGGATCGAGAAGAACGCGACGCGCATCGGCTGGTACCTCCAAGGCATCGGCGCCGACGCGACCATGAACGCCGACTATCTGGACACCGGCTCGACGATAGCGGTGTTCGGCAGTTACACCACCGACTCGTAAAGCCTGAGGAGGCTAGACATGGCACTAACCAAAACCGTTGTAGTGGACAAAATCGAAGTCCTAGAAATGGCGCAGGTGCAGGTCCGCACCGCAACCGTCGTGGCTGAGGACGGCGTTGAACTGTCGCGTTCATTCCACCGCCACGTTCTAGAACCCGGCGACGACCTGACCGGCCAAGACGACCGCGTGGCGGCTGTCGCCGCCGCTGCATGGACGCCCGACGTGATCGCCCACTGGGATGCGATCCGCGCCGAACGACAGGCCGAGATGGACGCATCTCTGGTCGAGTGACCGCCCCGTCCAGCGCATGTCCCGAGGCGACGACCTCATGGGTGGAGGTCACCGAATGACACCCACACAACAGGCCACACCTTGTTATATGGACGAAAGTTACTGAATGATCGAAACTGTGTTAGAAACCCCCAACCCCACCTGCACCATACAAACAGGTGGTATGGCGTGCCCTTTTTGTGCAGCGCCCATGCAACGCGCAGGCTCATGTCTGGTGTGC